GGCAACCGAGGCATCCAGTTTTGGACGATGACCAAGAAGGTCATTGGTCTGATCCCAGACAACTACATTTACGATCTACCCAAGGGCACCATTGACCTTTGGAATGTGCTGTATCGCACGATGGATCGTCCTAGCGGCACATACACCACCTCTGCTGGTGGTGTGATCGCAAACGCCTACGACAACGACATCCAGACCGTCTGCACGCAGACTTCTGCAAACGGCAACATTGCCGTCAATTACGGCCCCACCAATCCGGTCTACATTGGCTCGATTGGTCTTCTGCCTGCGGCCACCGGAACTTGGTCGATCATCTACGAATACTCGGAAGACAACACAACCTGGAACACCCTGGTTGATCTTGGCGAGATCGATGTGGTGAACAACACCTGGATTTGGACTGACATCGTTGCGGGCCAGACCGTTCCTTACTATCGATGCCGCGCCTACAACGGCACAACGCTATCGGTGCGTGAGTTGTACTTTGGGAACAACTCCCTTGAGGTGCAGATGTCTTCGCTCAACCGCGACGACTACACCAACCTGCCCAATAAGAACTTCACGGCCAACCAGCCGTACCAGTATTGGTTCAATCGTCAGATTCCGAAGCCGCAGATTAACATCTGGCCCGTGCCGTCAACTGCTTTTGTGCAGATGACTTGCTGGTACTCGCGCCAGATCGATGATGTGGGTGCGCTGACCGACGAACTGGAAATCCCACAGCGTTGGTACGAGGCCATCCAAATGATGCTGGCCCACCGCATGGCGCTCGAACTTCCCCAGGTGGGAATGGATCGCGTGAACTACTTGGAAAAGATGGCTGAGAAGCATCTTTACAACGCAGAGCAAGAAGAGCGCGACCGCTCACCAATTTACTGGGCACCGAACATCTCGGTGTATACCGCCTAATGCCAATCTTTCTCGACACCACAGGGCTGACTTCGGTTGCCATCGGCGTATGCGACCGATGCAAGATGAAGCGCCCGTTTGTGTCGCTGGGGCCAGACCCCAACTTCCCCGGCTTGCGGGTGTGCGACCAGGGGTGCAGGGATCAGTTCGATCCCTATCGCCTTGCCGCCCGCAAAACCGAGCGTATCAACCTGCGGTTCCCGCGTCCTGACACTCCGCTCAACGCTGGCGACAACTACCTGATGACTGGCAGTCAATCGATGGACGGCACAAGCCAGTTCATCATTTCGACCGAGCAGAACACACAGACGCCTACGCTGACTGGAAACAAAGACACGATTGCGCCAAACCCGCCAGACAATACGAGTACATAAATGTCAGCACAAGTCGCCATTACCCAACTACCAGCCGCTGGTGCCATTACAGGCACTGAAGCGGTTCCTATCGTCCAAAATGGCGTGACCGTGCAGACTACGACGGGCGCGATTTCCGCCTCACCGTCGCAGGTATACACATACCTGACAGTCAACCAGACGCCTCAGTTGCCCAACAGCCGATATGTTGGCGCGACCAATGGCCTCTCGATTACTGATGCTGGCGCTCAAGGCTTGTTTAACATTTCGACGACTGGCGCTTTGCTGTCGTTGAATACATCTCCTGCTGGAATTCAGGTCAAGACTGATGTATCAACTCTGACCACTCGTTCAATCGAAGTGGCAAACGCTGGCTTGTCGATCACAAATGGATCGGCAATCTCCGGCAACCCAACGCTGTCGTTGTCTGGTCTGCCTGCTACCTTTGCGCAGTTCAGCGGCACTGGCCTTGTGGCGGTTACGGCTGGCTCGGCCATCTATCCCGTTTCGATCAACGGTTCTGCTGGTCAGATTACGGTTGCTTACGGCAATGCCATCAATGGCAACTCGCCGACCATCTCAATTGCCGACAACCCAGTGATCAGCGGTGTCGCTGGCATGGTGTTGCCCAAGGGTCAGACCGCAGAACGCGCAGGTTTGGCTGTTGACGGCACCGTGCGCTACAACACGACTCTGAATCGCTTCGAGGGTCTGCAAAACGGCACTTGGTACAGTTTCGGCAATGGTGATGGAACGGTCACCTATGTTGTCGGCACAGCCAACCAGATCAATGTTGTCAGCAACTCTACGACACCGATTGTGTCGATTGCCGACAACGCAATCATGCCCGGAAACGCTGGCATGGTCTTGCCTCGCGGCACCACGGGTCAACGCTCTCCGCCGTTCACAAACGGCACGATCCGCTACAACACCACCACAGAGACTTTTGAAGGCTACGCAAACGGCATTTGGGGCGGTATTGCTGTTGGTGTGGGTGTTACCTCTGTCGGCACCGGAACGGGCCTCCAGGGCGGCCCTATCACTTCTACAGGCACGATCTCGATCTCTAACACTGGCGTGACTGCCGGAAGTTACGGCTCGACCTATCAAGTTCCAAGTTACACGGTCAACGCCCAGGGTCAACTGACCGCCGCCGCCAACATCTCGATCTCGGCCACCGACATCGGTGCGGTTACCTCTGTTTCCGGCACTGCAAACGAGATCACATCGACTGGTGGTCAGACGCCTGTCATTTCGTTGCCCTCCGCCCTGACCTTTACAGGAAAGACCGTCACTGGTGGCACCTTCTCCGGTGTTGCGATCAATGGCGCGTCCACGATCAACAACTCGATCATTGGCGGAACAACCCCTGCGGCTGGTACTTTCACGGCGCTGACGGCAAACACCAATGTCACGCTGGCTCCCAGCACGACTGGCACGATCAACAATGTCACGATTGGTAACTCCACGCCAGTGGCTGGAACTTTCACCAATCTGACGGCCACGACCAATTTGGCTCTGGCCCCGTCTACGCTTGGCTCGATCAACAACACCCAGATTGGCAACACGACGCCTGCCGCCGCGACATTTACCAATGCCGCAATGACGACGGGTCAAGTCACCAACCAACCTGTCAACTCAACCGACATCACCAACAAGGCGTATGTTGACAACCTTGCTGGCGCTGGACTGACTATTCACGATCCTGTGTATTTGGAGTCACCAAGCACAACAGGAAACCTGACTGCAACATATGCTAATGGCGGAACAACGCCAACATGGACAACAATTGTTGGCACAAGCATTGTTGAGACTGGCTCGGCTCACGGTTTAGCAATCAACGATGTCATTGTCTTCACATCAACAACAAATGGCATCACATCGGGTACTGCGTACTTTGTCCACAGCGTTCCATCTGCTACGGCAATCACGCTTTCGTTGACATACAACGGTGCGTTGATCAACACGCTGACTGCTGGCACTGGGCTTTCAATTGGAAGCCGCGCCAACTCAGGCGTTGGCGCAACATTGACCAACGCAGGCACGCAAGTCGCATTGCAAATTGATGGTGTAGCGCCTACGGTCGGACAGCGCGTCCTGATATACAGCCAAACCAATGGTTTTGAGAATGGCGTGTACACCGTCACCGCGACTGGTAGCGGCTCAACCAACTGGGTTCTGACTCGCGCCACCAACGAGGACACATACGCGCCAGCCACCAGTTCTTCGCTTGGTCAGGGTGACTACTTCTATGTGCAGGCTGGCAACAGCGGCGCAGGTGAGTCTTATGTCTGCACGACTGTTGGCCCTATCGTTTTTGGCACGACAAGCATTGTCTTCACGCAATTCAGTGCCGCACAGGTTTACTCCGCTGGCACTGGCCTGACGCTGTCTGGAACTCAGTTCAGCATCACCAACACCACGGTTACGGCAGGCTCCTATGGTGCGGCCAGCAAGACTCTGACGGCATCTGTCAATGCCCAAGGGCAATTGACTGCCCTGGCTGACACCCCGATTGCGATTGCAAACACCCAGGTGTCCGGTTTGGGCACGATGTCGGTGCAAAACGCCAACGGCGTGACAATCACGGGTGGATCGATCAATGGAACCACCATTGGCGCATCTACCGCATCTTCTGGCGCATTCACAACCCTCGACGCAAGCGGAAATGCGACCGTAGGCGGGACTTTGGGGGTTACTGGCACCTCGACCTTCACCGGACTGATTACGGCCAATGGAGGAGTTTCTGGGGCCGTTACTACCTCAAATGCCACCATTACAGGTGGCACGATCAACAACACGGCTATTGGAGGCACAACGCCAGCCGCTGGTGCGTTTACTACGCTGTCCTCAAGCGGCAATGCTACTGTTGGCGGAACCCTGGGCGTCACCGGAACTTCGACTTTTACTGGCCTGATTACGGGTAACGGCGGTTACTCAGGCGCTGTGACATCGTCCAACGCGACGCTGACTGGCGGAACGATCAACGGCATGGTGATTGGCGGCACGACTGCGGCCAACGGCACCTTCACGAACCTCACGGTTTCGACCAGCGCAAGCATCAACCCAACGGGCACGGTAACGATTGGCCCAGGCGTGACTGGCTCAATCGACAATGTGGTGGTGGGCGGCACAACGCCTCGTGCTGGCGGCTTTACGACCATCAGCGCAACGGGTGACGGCACATTCTCCGGCACGGGCCAACTGAAGATTCCTTCTGGAACATCTCTTCAGCGATCTGCGACTCCAGTAAATGGCATGATCCGATACAACACCGACACGGTGTCGTATGAGGGGTATTCTGCTGGCGCATGGAGTGCGCTTGGTGGTGGTGGCGGTGCGGCGGC